AACGATGGACAAGATCACACGGGCGTTCCGGCGGGTCGGAAGGATGACCGAGGACGAAGCGAGACGGGCCGCTTCCGGACGGCCGGGCGCAACGAGGACGGTCGCGCGGATCCTGCTGCTGGCACTGGAAAGCATGGAGCGGGAGACGGTTGAAAGCAAGCCGGAAAACGCTATAATGGAGCCTGCGGGGGACAGCTACGAGAACCATCCCGGACGGGCCGGAGGTGGAAGCCTTCCGCGCGGCAGCTCCTCCGCCGACCTGCGGAAGAGGGCGAGGGAAAACCCGAACGTGCGCAACGGGCTGGACGGGGACGACACCTTCCACGCGGTGGGCGGGTTTGAAAAGCACAAGCTGGAGCGGCATATGGAGAAGCACGGTTATGATCTGGGATACAGGGATAAGGCGGCGTACCAGCGCGCCGCCATGGAATTCATGGAGTCCCCGCTGAGCGAAACGCAGGAAGAAATCTCCATGCCGGACGGACGTCGCTGCCGGATCGATCATGCGACAAAGATGATCGGCATTGTGAAGGCGGACAGGAACCTGAGTACGTATTACGAACTGGATACTTCGAAACAGTCGACTGTAGAGAAAATTGAGGAGTGGATCAAAATTGCCAAACAAGGAAAAAGCAAATAGCCTTTTTCCGGAATGGCCGGAAAAGACAAGCCATGCTTGTCCAGTATGCGGATGGGAATCCTTTTACGACTTTGATACCTATGAGGATTGTCCGCAGTGCGGACTTGCAGACGCATACCCGCCCTGGATCGATCCTGACGATTTGGTTTCCGGTGAATGGGTCACGATCAATGAAGGACGCTGGATCTGGAACAAGTACCACTGCGACGTGAACGAGTATGCTATGCGATTTAAGAAGCGTCCTTCCGACAAGCTGCCGATGGAGGACTGACAGATGGACGAGAACTTCCGGGTCATCTACCGGATCCTGCGGACACTGGAGCGTGCAATGGACGCGGAGGAATTCGATGCGAAGGGCATCTCCGCCCAGACGCTCGGCATCAGCGAACAGCGCTGGACCCACCTGATCGAGATGCTTGCCGATGAGGAATACGTCAAAGGCATCACGATCGCGCGGGACGCTGCCGGGAACACGTTCACGAGCATCGCCTTTCCGCGCATCACGCTGAAAGGACTGGAATATCTCAGCGAGAACAGCGTCATGAAGCGAATGTACAAGGCGGCAAAAGGCATTGCGGATATCCTGCCAATGCCGTAACCTCAGGCCCCAAAACCGAACAACGTACGCGAAGAACCGCGGCCCGAAAAAGGCAGCGGTTTTCTTATGCCCCAAATTTGTGAATAAAAGGCCCTGCGAGCGTAAGAAGAAACCCTTTGGGGAAAGGACGGAAAGGACGAGGCAGGCCGGCGTGCCTGCACAAAGGAGGAAGAACAAATGAGCCAGTTGATCATCAGCTACTTCGGAGGCATGGCGACCGTGATCCTGTTCGGCGCGGTCATGGGGATCCGCATGGAGAAACAGCGCAGGAAGCTGGAAGGCTTGCTTTCCAGCAGCAGCCGGAGGCGGCAGGAGCTGGAGACGGAGCGCGCATTCCGGAAAGGCCGCGACGTGGAACGTGAAGCCGCGTTGAACGACCTTCGGGAGCTGCGGCGCCTTCTGGACGACGAGCGGATCGAGAACCGGCGCCTGAGGCAGGAGCTGGGTGACGAGACGGTTTTCGCCCACACGATGGCGACCGGCGGCCGGGCGATCATCCGGCTCCATAAGGAGGCCGATGTAAGGTGAACCGCAAAGAACGACGGGCCGCCATGAAACAGCAGATCAACAAGCACCGGACGATGATGAACCGGATCAGCCATGACCGGCGGGTCGAGGAGCTTCTGAAGAACGGCATCACCATGGAGGACCTGAGGAACGAGTACCTGCGCGGACATGAGGACGGCATGAAAGAGACCGGCGTGAACGTGGTCAAGGCGTGCTACGCCGGCATCTGCATCGCGCTGCACGACGAGTTCGGCTTCGGTCCGGAACGCTGTTTCCGGGCACTGAAGGCCGTCGACGAGAAAACCGTGTGGGCGCTGAACAACTACGAGCTGACCGACGAGGTGCTGGACAAGACCGGCATCACGCTGGACTTCGACGAGGCGTTTGAGCGGATCGGACAAAAGCGGATGCCCGGGAAGGGCGGCGGGAACGGAGGAACCGTATGAATGCACAGGAGATCTTCATCATCGTCCCGGGAGAGCCGGTCGGGAAGGGACGGCCCAAATTCGTCCGGGCGACCGGCAGGGCCTACACACCCGAAAAAACCGTGAATTTCGAGACACAGATCAAGCTGGAATACGCACGGCAGGCCGGGAAAGATGCGTTTGAGCCGGGCACGGAGCTGGGGATCCGCATCGACTGCTTCTTTGCGATCCCGGTTTCGGTTTCCCGGAAGAAACACGCGCAGATGGCGGCGGACTTCATCCGGCCGACCAAGAGACCCGATCTCGACAACGTGCTTAAGGTCGTCGGGGACGCACTCCAAAACGTTGCCTACCATGACGACTGCCAGATCGTCTACGCGGAGGTGAACAAGCTTTATGCGGACTGGCCCAGAACCGAAATCACCCTTTGGGACTATCGACAGCGCCCCGGAGAGACCGCGCCGGTGGGAACCGAAGAAGCCGATCCATCGCGCGGGATTCGCCAATGCGCTCTATGGTGAGGTGGATCCGCAGAGCTTCCTGTGCGACGAGGCGCAGGTGAATCCGCTGGCCTGCATAGGCTGCACGATCAAATGCCATTTCAGGGGGAACCGATGATCGGAAACAAATAAGCAGACAAGGGGCGGCTGCATCCCGCATGGGAATCTGGCCCTTCTACCCGACTGGCCCTTCAGTTCTTCAGCCCGTTGGGGATTCTCAGCCGGAATCGCGACGCACGGTTTTTTCGTCAGAGTCTTTTTCGCCGCGTATGCGCCGCTGCAGACCGCCCCGGAATATAAACAAGAAGGACATAGAAGTGCGTGAAAGGAGCGATTTGTTTTGAAAACGAATGAAGAGATCATTGCCTGCAGGAAGATCATCGTGATCTGTGCAGGCGATGACGGAGGAAGGGGATACATGACCGATCTTGACAAAAAGAAACCGAACAAAAGGGCAAGCGTTGTATGGAGCTTTGGCGGTGGCTGGGATCATGTGTCCGTATCATTCGCTGACCGCTGTCCGACCTGGGATGAGATGTGCAGGGTAAAAGATGTGTTCTTCAGCGAGGATGAATGCTGCGTAGAATATCATCCGGCGAAGAGCGAGTACGTAAACCAGCATCCATACTGCCTGCACATCTGGAGGCCGCAGGCGGGCGGCATGCCGACGCCTCCGAGCTGGATGGTCGGCGCCCGGAACGGAGAGAACGTCCTGGACGTGATTCGGAAAGCGGAAGAGGCGCTGCGGGAGGAGGAGCGGAAATGACCCAAAGGAAGCGTGCGGCCGACCCTGTGACCGGGTGCGCGCACATTGTGACAGTCAACGGTTACAAAGCGTTCCGGTGCTGCTCGGAGTGCGACGCCATCGTCCCCGAAGACATCGAAGAGGAGAAGCTGAATTACTGCTGGTGCTGCGGTGCCATGTTCGACCATGCGGACGACGAGCCTGTGGCGGAGGGAAAGGAGGGAAGGGGGAATGGGTGAACGGACGAAAATCGACTGGGCGGATGCGACATGGAATCCGGTGACGGGGTGTTATCACGACTGCCCGTACTGTTACGCGAGGAGGATCGCGGAGCGGTTCGGATCAAAGCAGATGCCCGTTTTAACGGGTTTACCAGTGCTTAACGAGCCTGTACGGTGCACAGACACCTATGAGTATATGCGAGAAGCAGGGATCAGCGCGGGCAAAGTTCAGCCGTACCCATTCGATTTCACACCGACGTTTCATCGGTACAAGCTGGACGAACCGCAGCGCTGGAAAAAGCCGAGAAACATTTTTGTATGCAGTATGGCGGATTTGTTTGGGGATTGGGTGCCTGATGAATGGATCATCGATGTGATGGAGGCGTGCCGAAAGGCTCCGCAACATCGGTATTTGTTCCTGACGAAGAACGGTGCGCGGTATACAGAACTGTCAAAGAAAGACGCTTTGCCGAATGGAGACAACTTCTGGTACGGAAGCACCATCACGGCCCCGGACACGATCTATTGGTGGAGCGATAAGCACCACAATTTTGCCAGCGTGGAGCCGATTCTTGAACCGTTTGATTATAAGGAATTGCAGCCAGATGAACCGACAGGGCCATACCCGGAATGGATGATCGTGGGTGCGGAAACCGGGAACCGGAAGGGCAAGGTAATACCGGAAAAGGACTGGCTGGACGGGATTCTGGAGGGCTGGAAAAGGCACGGATACGCGGTGTTTATGAAAGAATCTCTGCGCGGGATCATGGGAGAGGATTTCGTGCAGGAATTCCCGTGGGAGGAGGAGCGGAATGACTGACTGGCAGGAAAACGAGATGCCGGAGGAGGCCAAGATGGAAGCAGGAGATCTGACGCAGTACCAGGCGAAGACAGTGACAGCGCTTGAATGCTGCGTGGAGAATCCGAACTGCAAAGAATGCCCGTTACGGGAGGACTATTTTTGTACTGAAAATCTGCCGAAACGGGCGCTCGCGACGATCAAACAGCTGCAGGAACAGCTCAGGGCACAGCCGGGACCCAGAGCGGAGGAGCGCTTCGAACTCGCCGAGAGCGAGAAGAACTTGATCCGCATCATCAGAATCTGCGGCAGGAACGGCTGCGAAAGCTGCGCGCATAAAGAGGATGGGATGTGCACCGACCACATGCAAAAGATAGTGTTCGACCTGATCGAACGGCTGCTGGCGGAGAAGGGGGTCGATATCGATGACATATGATGAGAGCCTGCAGCTGATGGCGGAGGCCGTGGGTGAGACGCTGACCGAGAAGAAACTGCGCGATCTGGCACATGCTCTGGCGATCTGCTCGTACAATCCTGGATACGGGTGCACGGAGGAATGCCCACTGTTCAGGGAAACGCAATGCCTCGGGATACTGCTCCTGGAGGCGGTCAACGAGCTGATCGAACGGAGAGGCGGAGAGGCGCTGCGGGAGGCGGAGCGATGAGCGAGGACATCACGTTCTGCGACGCGGACTGCGATTTTATGGCATGCGAGCGGAACAAGAAGCACATCAGGATGTACTGGATGGACCACAGCTTTGCGGACCTGAAGGGAGATCCGGGGTACTGCCCGATAGCAGGCGAGGAAGGGAAGGGGAAGAAGAAAGGCAGGCAGAAGGCAAAATGAACGAAATCCTGAGCAGAATGGCGTTTGCACTGCTGCCGGACCGGGAGGAACTGCAGCGGATCGCGCTGGAGGAATCGGGGCCCCGCGGGTATGCCGCAATGGTCCTGCTGGGGAAAATGCTTGAACAGGAATCCTGGAACGGTATAATAGGCATGGAGGAGGACGGTTATCCGAATCATCCCGGACGGAAGGGGCAAAGAGGCGGAAGCTTGCTGAAAGGGGCTTCTTCAGCCGACATCCGGAGGCGAGCGCGGGAGAATCCGAACGTCCGGAATGGGCTTGACGGAGACGGCGCGGTTTACGCTGTCGGCAGCTTTGAACGGCGCAAACTGGATCAGCACATGCGCAGGCACGGCCGGGAGATGAACTTCATGGACCGTGCGGAGTACCAGCGTTCTGCGAAGGAATTTATGGAATCACCCCTGACCGAAACGCAGGAAGAGATCTTCATGCCGGATGGTCGCCGATGCCGGATCGACCACGCGACACGACAAATCGGTATTGTGAACGGAACCGGGAACCTGAGTACATTTTATGAGCTCAATACCGGAAGAAAAACAACCGTTGAACAGATGGAGGAGTGGATAAAAAGTGCCCGGGAAGGAAAAAACAAATAAAACGAACAGCATTTTCCCGGAGTGGCCGGAAAAACGCCGGCATGCGTGCCCGGTTTGCGGATGGGAGTCGTTTTCTGATTTTTTCACGTATGAAGACTGTCCGCAGTGTGGGCTTGCGAACGGATATGCTCCGTGGATCGGGCCTGACGATTATATCGGAGGCGAATGGGTCACGATCGGGGAGGGACGCAGGATCTGGGAACAGTTTCATTGTGACGTAAATGAATACGCGATGCTTTATAAGGAGCATCATGGCGATCCATTGCCGAAGGAGGCCATTTCACGGAAGGACTGAAAGAGGCGGGAACACGGGAAATCGACTGTTGGATACCTTGAAGACAAATTAGAGAAAGACAGGAAACAAAAATGAGAGAAGAAATCACTGTCAAACGGTATAAAGGCCCAAACGGAAAGTATAATTGTCCGGTGTGCGGCGCTTTTGTGATGGATGATCTGTATGGATACGATATCTGTCCCCATTGCGGCTGGGAGGATGACGACACCGATCCATATAAACAGATGGGGCCGAACAAGGCATCCCTGTACGAGGCCCGGAAGATCTGGAACGAACACCACTGCAATGTGGACGAGTATGTCGAGAAGCATCATCTGTTTGGATTCTGAAGATTCTAACCGAAAAGCACCCAATCTCTTCGAGGGCCATTTATGAATTGTACAGGCAAGACGATGATCAAACAGAGTGTGGCTCCTGCAGAGAGATTTCAGGGACAGTATTAAGACAAGTATTAAGACAAGTATTAAGGACAGGATTAAACCTTGCGAAACAGACGAATACCAATGTGCTACCGCGGTCTTACGGGACGGCGGTTTTCTTGTTTTCTGTGAGGAGGCGAGGACATGACGGAACGTGAAGAACAGGCCCTGGAAGTGCGAAAGGATCGTGCCAGGGCGCTTCGGTACAAAAAGCCGATCATCTCGGATATGAACTGGGAAAGCATCGTGGTGGGTCTCTTGGATATCGAGGAAGACTGCGGCGACGTGCGCTGGATGAGTGAAGACGATGAGGAACTGCTGCGGATCTTCGGGGACGAGGACGACGTGGAAGAGTTCCGCATGGCCTACACGGATCTGGCTGTGGCATGCGAGCAGCTGCGCGGATCCATCGAAGAAGTCTCACGCATACAGATCGGCATGCTGCACGGCTGGGACGATGAGGAGCCTCCGCCTTGGTTTGACCTGTTCTTCCCTGCGATCGGCGGCGGGGACTTCATGGGATACGACGAGTATGAGGAAGACTGGTTCAACCTGATGGGTTATGAGGCAGAGGAGGCCCGGAAGGAAGCGGCGAAGAAGCTCTGCCGGCTGACGAAAACCGAACTGATCGACTGCGCAGGGCTGTGCTTTGCGATCGCCAAGAACTGGATGAGTGTCCGGTACCGTTACGACTGCCTGGAAGCCGCGCTGAGGATCCTCAGGGGCGAGAACGAGAAGCTGGTGAAGATCACCCGGGAGATCAGCGAGGCGTACGAGGAGGCAGTGGAAAAGACGGAAGACTTCAGGTGGGATTTCTGCGACACGTCCAGGCTGGATGCAGCGATCCGGGAAGTGCCGGACCGGGCATGGATCGAATAAGAAAGAGAAGAGACAGGGGGAAGGACTGATGGAACCGCGCCTGGGAGGATGCGGCCCATGCATCTGTAAGGACTGTATGCGCTGGTGGCAGGGCAAGTGCCCGCATGGCGGCTGCTATGACGAGCTGCGGGCGAAAACGGACCCATGGGAAGGACCTGTGCGGAAAGGCTGGACTGATTGGGATCTGCCGGGCGAACAGGCGCATTGGTGCCGCGGCGGCGTATTTTACCCTGCAGAATCGTGTGGTGATCACCTGAAGTATCAGGAGCCTGTTGTACGTTACTGCCTTACCGAGGCGGTCACCCAGTGGGCAGACGGAACGATCATCTGCGGGATGGCCGACAGTATCGGCTGTGCAGAGTGCATGAGGCGCTTTGAAGAACGGGAGGGAGAAAATGATGGATAAGTATTATTGCGTAAGCGAAAAAGAGCCGGAATCGGAAGGCGAGTATCGGGTCATGAGAAGAACGATCGGGAACAGGCCGGATTTTGAGGATCGCTGTTTCTTCGACAGACCGGACGGAAGACCACGGTGGCGGAACAGGCAGGGAAAGGTGATCGTAAGCGTCGTCGGATGGTATGGACCGGAACAGAATTGAGCGTGTGAACCGCGGTGACGACGTTGAAGCCTGAAAATATGCAATGAAGAGGGGTGTGCAAATGGACACGGACGCGGTCGACAGAATGCTTGCAGAGTATACGCAGCGAAAAGCGAGGGCGGCGCACCTGCGCACCGAGCTGGATTGTCTCGAGCATCTCCTCGAGCGGGAGAAGGAAAACAGCATGACGTCGGAAGCGCTACGGGCCCAAAGTTACGACCCAATGCCTCACGGGAACCTGCCGGGCAACCCTGTGGAGCGCCTGGTGCTGCGGTTTGATGACAAACCCATGCCGGCATACCTTTCGGATCTCGAAAAAGATATCGAGGGCATCCGTGAAGAGCTGTTCGAGTGTGAGACGGCGATCCGGTTTGTGGACGGCTGGCTGCTCTGCCTGAACGAACGCGAACGGTTTGTGGTCGATCGGCACGTGATCGGCGCCGGCACCTGGCGGGTGATCCTTGACGAGTACGAAGCGCGCTGGGGCCCTTTCGGAAAGGAGGGCCTGCGAAAAATGAAAAAGCGCGCGATGAACAAGATCTACGAAGCCGCGGAGTGATGACGCTCCGCGGCTGTTTATTTGTTGGTGGTTTAATTGTCTTTGTCTTGTGACATAGTTGCTTTTTTTAAACAGATACCAAAATTGGTATGCCTTTCAAGTGAATGCAGCCCTTCACGTATGTAATTCCACGTTTCTTTGTATTCACCAGATACAGAAAAATCCGAATCACAGATTAAGTGGACAAAGCTATCAACATCTCTTCTGTATTTTTGGGCGAAGGCTAAGGAATCTTTCTCTTTGTCCGCATCACTCGAATTCTGTTTATCATACAGAACATGATCGAGATTACAAGACATATAATACACTTGGTAAGGGACCCCCCAGATTGCTTCAGAGAGGATCATTTTGTTCAGGCTTTGACTTTTGCGCTTATTCCTCTCTCGTATCTTATCAACATTTCTGGTAAGAATCTTAGTTGGAGTATAATTTGGTTCATTCCGAGAGACGTCTTCACAGACATTGACATCGGGGATAAAAGCACCATCCGTGTCTACGATATGAACGATCTCCTGAAAATCTTTTTTATCCAAGTGGTTAGATTTTGCATATTCTTTTACAATGTTTCCAACTCTGGTTTTAATATTATAGGACGATGAATTTGAATAGAATTCCGCTGTAATGTCACAGTGTGCAATATATAAAAAAACGTGGTTTTTGTCATAGATCTGCTCCAACAGGACTCCAAGCGCGTCATCTTCAGATGGACCTTCAACAATCACAAAGACGATTTTCTTACGCGCCACACATCTCACCGGCCTCTCGGAATGCAATTGCAATCTCTGAATTATTCGTTGACTCATATAGTGGCTCGTTTTGCTCTCCAAGCATGATATCGCGATAATAAAAATCCCGTAGGTTGTTGTTTTCTTTGACATTGACCAAGCGAATATACCGGTTTGCAGGATTTGTTGTCGTAAAGGCTATAAATCCACGATCCAATGTTTCCAAAGGCCGGAGGTTATGGGAAGTGAATATAAGCTGGCCTTTTCCCTTTTCAGAGATAATTCTCAAAATCTCGCCGAGCAGGTATTCAAAGATTCCGCTGTCCAGTTCATCAATTGCCACTGTTACCGATGACTGGTTGTAAACTACGATCAGAAGCTGAAGGATCGAGAAGATCTTCTTTATTCCCTCAGATTCAGAACGGAGAGGTATTTTCTTTCCATTTTTTTCTGACATCAGTTGAATTAGTACGCCAGTTTCCCCGTTATCAAGGACTTGTTTTCCAAGATCCCGTATGCTGACAGTTAAACCAGGCACGATCTTCTCCAGCACAATGTTCATGCCGTTGATGATTTTCTCCATAAATCCCATAACCTTCTGAGGAACCGTGAATGGATTGTCAAGAGAACATACGATTTCTCCGATCGTTCCAACATTCTGTTCTACGTGCCGGAACATGATTGGTAGCGCATTCAAACTGATCAGGCCAGAGTTTTCTGTTTTTATGACAAACAGGCAATGGTTTCCGAACTCGACAAGACTTTCGATCAGAGAAACATAGTATTGGAGTTCTTCGGAACGGTCAGATTCTGCACGCTTCCGGATGACCGACAAAAGCTCTACGGAAAAGACAAACGATCGTGATACTTGGTTACATATTTTCTTAGCTACCACAAGTTCTGTGATTACATTTTTGTCGTTTCCCGCAAGAAGCTTTCTCTTTGGGCGCGGACTGAAAACATTGTCACCGTCTGTATCAATGAGTCGTCCTGTTTTGACTTGCTTTTCGGACAGTATGGGGCATTTGATGATCTCATGTGTAAAAATAACCTTCCGAGAAGGGCCCTGAGCATCGCCTGTGTTCTGCTTTATTTCATCGGCGCTGCATTTAATACCAAATTCGTAGGTAACTGTTCGGGTTCCTTTGGCAGTGTCGACATGAAAGTCAAAACTCAGGACAGCTTCAGAAGAATCTATATTGATTGAATCAGCGAAACGGTCAGGAATAGGTTGCCCGCACAATGAAATCTTCAGAAGTTCGACAGCGTCAATTATAGCCGTTTTACCCGAACCATTTTGACCGTAAAGTCCGACAACACTTGCGCGATAATTCTTTCGCGAATTATCGAGAGGCAGATCACCCGAGATAACGTTTTTAAAATTTTGAATGCCAATTTTGGCAATTCTGACATTCGAGGTCTGCATCTTCATCATCCTTCCGAGTTTTTGGAATCTTATTCTATCATTTAGTTTATATAAAGTCAATGCAAACTTAAAAACAAGAACAAAAAGTATCAAAAACGAAGTTCAAATTGCGTTAAAGCATTTTGAAAATTCAATTCTTGAGAATAATAACGACTTCGACGGATTTTACCAGGTTTTTACCACCTTTTTACCACCTTTGTTGGTTCCCGGGGCGTTTTTGGGTGTGTTAAAATTATACTGGCCGAAGGGAGTCGGGAGGCAAACCGGCACCCTTCTGATTTTCCGGAATGCTGCCGCTGTCTGGACGGACGGCGGCTTTTTCATGCCTGAAGATACAGGAGTGATTTTGTAAATGATTAAGGTTGCAGACATGATGCCGGGTTGGCAATAAATGACGAGAAAAGTATCCTGACAATTATAGAACGGGAACCGCATTCTTTACGTGGAATTGCAGCGAGGTTGCTTTTTTATGTTATAGATGATGTTTATGATAATAAGGAAGATGGATGGGTTACGATTAACAAGGCAAAATTTCGGATTGAAAACGGAGAGATCGTTACAGGACCAAAGAGTGCAAGAAGTGCCTTGAACAAATCGGACAGAAACAAAAGTAAAGTGATCAAGGCAGATCAGCATGGAAACAAATGGAGGTTTCCAACGAGAAGACTTCCGAAAAGTGAATATGGAAAGGTGACAGGTGAAATCGACGTGCGGTATAATAACGGGTGGTACAGAGGACGGGAGTTTGGCAGGATTGTGACAAACCCGTCGAACAGTGCGCTGGCTTGTACCTACATTTTCGAGGTCCATGAATATCCGGGCGATTATCCGGAATACAATATCATTTACAAAAGGAGAAACGATAGATGACCAGTCTTCATGAAGAGGTCAGAGCAGCCTTGCGCCGAGTGAACGGAGCGTACAGCGACTTCATAAACGGTTGTGCAGATGATGTCAAAGAGCATCCGGAAAAGCAGAAGGAGCTGCTTGAATACCTTAAAGCCCATCCAGAGGCAGATACGGGAGAAGTTATTAAACAGATCATTACCGTCATTCGTCCCGAAATGCTCGATGAAGAAGACGATGATGAGTATGAAGAGGATGAACAGGAAGAGAATCAGTAAAAGGGAAAGAAAGGATTTATTCACAGAAATGTCGTCGCCCATTCGGACGGCGGCTTTCTTTATGCCCGAACATGAACAGGGGAGATGATATCCATTGACGATACCCAAAAGCGGATAGACTGGAACACGATCCGGGCCGAGTACATCGGCGGAGGCACCAGCTATCGGAAGCTGGCGGCGAAGTACGGCGTTTCGGCGTCAAGCGTCGGGAAACACGCCAGAGAGGAATCCTGGCAGCGCCTGCGGGAGGAAGCGGTAACCAAAGCAAGCGCAATATCGGTACAAAAAACGGCTGAAATCGCATCGGACAACGCGGAGATCGCCGAGCGCATCCGCGGAAAGCTGCTGCTCCGCCTGGAACGGGAGATCGACGCCCTGCCGGAGGGACTGGGCAGTGAGACCCGGAAAACCTGGGGGCTTGAGACCGACGGGGACCGCGCACAGGAGACCGTGCGCATCTATCGCCTGCGAGACTTTGCCAGTGTGCTTCTGGAACTGATCAACGCCGCACCGGATGCCTGGGCGGAGAGCGACACGCTGCGCGAAGCCCGTGAGCTGCTGGGAGGGATCGACAGTGCCTTTTAGCGCGATGCAGCAAGCGTACTTCCGCGAGGCAACGCACCGCTGGAACGTCAAGACCGGTGCTACGCGATCCGGCAAGACGTATATGGACTATTTTGTCATCCCAAAGCGGATCCTGAACTGCAGCGGGAGCGGCCTGATCGTGATCATCGGGCATACGAAACAGACGGTGCTAAAGAACATTATCGATCCGATGCAGCGCATCTGGGGGAAACGGCTGGTCGGGGACGTCAACGCGAACACCGGCGCGGCCCAGATCTTCGGCCGGAGGTGCTATGTGCTGGCTGCGGATAACAAGGCACGTGTCGACGCGATCCGCGGATCCTCGATCGAATACTGCTATGGCGACGAGGTCGCGACCTGGGACAGGGGCATCTTCGAGATGCTCAAATCCAGGCTCGACCGGGCAGACAGCGTCTTCGACGGCACCTGCAACCCCGACACGCCGACGCACTGGCTCAAGGAATTCCTCGACAGCGGCGCCGACGTCTTTCAGCAGACCTATACGATCTATGACAATCCGTTCTTACCGCCCGAGTTTGTGCGGAACCTGGAACGCGAGTACGAGGGGACGGTCTACTTCGACCGGTACATTCTGGGCCGCTGGACGCTGGCGGAGGGCCTGGTCTACCGGACCTTCAAACGTGAGCGGAATGTGTACGAAGGGGAGCTTTCGCAGGATGTACGCGAGCGGAGCCTGCGGTATGTGGCGGTCGATTACGGCACAGCGAACCCGACAGTCTTCCTGAAGATCCTGCACGATCCGGATGGGCAGGCGATCTACGTGGACGACGAATTTTATTATGACGGGCGCAAGGAACTCACGCAGAAAACGGACCAGGAATACGGCGCGTGCATGGAACGCTTCTCTCCGCCCGATCAGACGGAGGCGGTGGTGATCGACCCGTCGGCCCTGTCGTTCAAAGTTCAGCTGCGCAGCCTGGGCTACAGGGTGCGCGAGGCGGACAACGACGTAAAGAACGGCATCCGTGACGTCGCGACGCTGCTGGGCCTCGACCGGCTGCATGTGAACGCACGATGTGCCAACACGATCCGGGAGTTCGGCATGTACGTGTGGGACGAAAAGGCCGCGGAGCAGACGGGCGTGGAACGCCCCGTCAAGCAGAATGACCATGCGATGGACGCGCTCCGCTATTATGTGCGCACCGTGGTGAAGATGCGCAGGGTGCTTCACTGAGGGGAAGGCTTCTGCTTGCAGGTAAAAAAAGACCGCCCTGGATGAGGAAGAGTGGAAGACTATCAACGGGGCACACGTGCAGTTTGGAGAAAATGGTGAGGTTAAGAAAGGCCCAGGCAGGATCAAAGAATGGGAGAGAGAAAAATCGGGCGCTGCCGAAGAACCCGGATCCGCGTTCGGAAATCCACATAAAAACGAGGCTGAGATCCGATCCTATCTTTCCGGGATCCGACGATCAATCGGAAGGAAATGGACAAGCATATCGAAGGGACCGGAGAGTACAGGAAATACCTTCACAACCGGCTGGGAAAAGGACTGCCACCACAGGGATGCTTCCGTGAAGAGGACCAGGCAGCACTCGAAAATGAATTATTGGAAAAGCTTAAAAGCGGAAGATGTGAGCTTAAATACGGGCGCAGGGGTGAGATCAAGGCTGTGCTTTCACTTGATACAATAAAAGGAAAGGCATATAATCAAAACACCCCTGTATTATCGGATATGGTTGAAGTGTCTGTATCTGTTAAAAAAGGAGTTCATGCTTATCCATATATCGAAAGGAACGACAAAAATGACATTTGAAAAATCAGAGCGTCCGATTGATCGATGGAAGCGCCTTGCGGAAATTGTGAGATTTGGCAATCGTTACCGGATCATTTTTTATGACGGCGATTGTTACGAGGCTGATTTTCAGGTACTGAACAGCGGCGAGGATGATGTCGAGATGACAATCAGAAATGTCAGCGTTATATCTGGAGATCCGCAGTATAATGGTATGAAAAGCATGTTTTTTGGCCTTTCCGAGGTTCAGGAGATCCGGTCGATATGAGCGATGAGGAATTTTGTACAATACTTTCATTGTGCCGCCGACCGGGACGGATTGGTGACGATGCGAAAATACCCTGAATTTCAATATGCCGGAGATATGCTTTGTGCGCTTGAAATTGAATTGAACAAAGGGAAGCATCGCTTTCATTTGCTGATGAAAGACGGATCGGAACGGACTGTCAATATCCACCATCTTGGAGAGGACGACATAACGATTGCTGACGAGAACATGGATATTTGCGGCGGCTTTGAAGATTCGGAACTCGTGTCTTTTCTGACAGCCGAGTGACAAAACCATCACCGGTTTGCGGTACCGGAAGAGGAGGAATCCCGATGAATCTCTCAAAGGAAATCACCGGTCTGAAACGCGGCCGGATGCTCGAATCAATCCTGAAAAAGGGACAGCGATATCGCATTACTGATTTGGACGGTTTTTCCCTTGAGGGTGAATACCGGTATATTTATGATGCGGACGGAGAAATCGATATGACCATCCGGAACGTTGTGGATCCGCTGCATAAGTCCGAACTGGACGGTAAAAAAGAGCTTATCTTGGATGTTAATGACATGCTTTCAATAGAGCCCGTCTGAAACTGACCGAATCGAACAAAACCAGCCGACCGAACTCCGGTCGGTTTTTTTATGCCTTCCCAAGGATGGAAAACGCGGGCTCTGCCCGCCGGATGAGACAGCCTTCCCCTATGGGGAAGGTGGCGGGCTCTGCCCGTCGGATGAGGTTATGGAGGAATGTCCCATGAGCAAAAACACCCGAAGGGCCGACCGCCGGCAGGACCATGACCAGGAAGCCGGGAAGCGCCGCGCCTTTGACAGCTACAGCAATCCGTTTTCGCGGCTCGGATTCGGACAGCCCAACCTGATCGAGGCGGCAGAATACCCGACGACGCGACTGACGCAGGATTATGCGCTGCTGAACAGCCTGTACCGGAACGACTGGATCGCAAGCCGCATTATCGACACCCCGGTGACGGACATGGTCAAGAACTGGTACCAGCTCACCTCCCAGGTGCAGCCGGACCGGATCCTCCAGCTGCAGGAGACCGAGCGCACGACGCACCTCAAACAGCGGATCCTCGAAGGCCTCAAGTGGGGACGACTGTTCGGCGGTGCGGCAGGGATCATCGTGATCGACGGACAGGAAGACATGATGGACCAGCCGCTCGACCTGCGGCTCGTCGTTCCGGGAAGCTTCAAAGGGCTGATCATCTGCGACCGCTGGTCCGGGATCTATCCGGATTCGGGCTTGGTGCAAGATCTGTCGGATCCTGACTTCGGCCTTCCGGAATATTACACGTTTGCGATCAGCGAGACGCAGCTTGCGTACGGCGTACGGGTGCATCACAGCCGTGTGCTGCGGTTTACCGGACGGACGCTGCCCTATATCGAAAGCATGGCCGAAAATTTCTGGGGCATGTCGGAGCTTGAACACGTCTATACGGAGCTGAACAAACGAAACACGACGTCTTCAAACATCGCGCAGCTCGTATTCCAGGCGAATGTGCGCACCTATAAAATGTCAGATTTCGGTCAGCTGCTGTCCGCCACGGATCCAAGGACGCAGCGTGAACTCTACACGACGCTCGCGATGCAGAATTTCCTGCAGTCGAACATGGGGCTGAATGTCATGGACAAGGAAGACGACCTCGTGACGACACAGTACACCTTCAGCGGGATCTCTGACGTTTACGAGATGTTCATGATGGACATTGCCGGCGCGGCGGAGATCCCCGTGACGAAGCTGTTTGGCCGCAGCCCTGCCGGCATGAACGCGACCGGGGAATCCGACCTGACGAATTATTACGAGAAGATCTCCGAGAACCAGGAGCAGTTCCTCCGCCCCGTGATTGAGAAGCTGCTTCCGATCCTTTGCCTGAGTACATGGGGCGCGATCCCGGACGACATGACGTTCGACTTCGAGCCGGTCGGCGACACGACCGAGCAGGAGCGCGCGAACCTGATCCAGCAATCCTCGGCGGCGATCGTGAGCGTCTTCCAGTCCGGGCTGATCAGCCAGAAGACGGCGCTCAAGGAGCTGCGGCAGAGCGGCGCGAAGCTGGACATGTGGACGAACATCACGGACAGCGACATCGACAGCGCCGACGACGAAACCTCCGCAGGCATGGACGAGATGGGGATGGAGGGGATGCTTCCGGCGGGACCGGAAATGCCGCAGGAAACCGAGGACGATGCAATACTGACCGAGGACTTTCCGGGCCAGAAACGGAACAAGAATGGACAATTCGGAACGGGAAAAATGGCGGGTGGCAAGACGCCAGAAAAGGCTGAGAGGAAAGCGCTTAGGGAGTCGTCGGAAGGAAAACACAAACTGAAAAAAGGCTTTTCACCATCAAATGCAAAAAAGCATGAAAAACATCGTTTGTCACAGTATCCCGGAATGACACAAAAAGAATATGAGCGCCGAGGCATTGAACTGTGCGAGCAACCGGTTGGTGGTGATGTCGATGGATTCATCGACAATGCCGGAAATATTGTTCGGTATCGAAAATCGACGAATGAATTTGCAGTCGGTAACCCGAACGGCGGATTGTATTCGTTTTACAAGCCTAAAAAGGATGCCGAAAGCGGATATGCATATTTCAAAAAGCAAAAGGCAGCAGCAGAAAAATCGCTGAAAAGAGGGAAAACGCGTTGAAACCTGAATCAGCGGCCGTTATAATGGTTTTCGACAGGATGGTGATGTAAATTGACTGAAAAAAAGGTATATAATGAAGACGGAGATCTTCTGGTGTTGAACTGTCCGGTATGTGGGAATCTGGCTTTTCCATACGAAGGCAGTTTCCGTGTATGCCCTACATGCGGATGGATCGACGATTATGTGCAGAAAGAAGAACCCGATGAAGACTACTGCGCAAATTTTATGTCCCTGAATCAGGCGCGGAAAGCTTGGAAAGAAGGGCGCCCGATCGAGTGAAGAAAACGGTCATTGCTTCGATCTTTTATCCCCGTTAAAGAGTAACGGCAAACATCAGCTTTCAATCAATTCCGGGCCGACCCTCAGGACCGGTTTTTTCTGTCCTAAAAGTAACGGATCATCTGGATCAGGCGTTCGTGATTGTCACTCTCACGCTCTGAGAAACGCTGAAAACCGTTGCTTTCATAAAAGCGAACCAGACCGGGTATGTCTTCGCATTCCAGATAGGCAACTTTCCCACCGATTGCCAGCTGCGTACGCTGAATGGTATCGCAGGCCATGCCGAGCAACTCATCCCCTGTGATCAGCGCATCATACCCATTCTGGTAGTTTTTCCCGAGCTGGGCAATCAGTGGTGCGGCAATAACCGTCATATGCGTTTCATCGATACGGGCAGAAAAACGGGAAAGCCGTTTCCTGAGCGAAGCGCTCAGACGAACACGGTCAGGTATATAAAGGGTTTTACTTGCCAGAGTAAAATAGCCGACTAATACGGCCTTTTCATGAAATCCGGCGAAAACGAGATGTGTTTTTGCGATTCCCTGTCTGGAAAACGGAACCGCGTTGTGGTGAAGGAAAGACTCGATATCGCTGTTTCGTGGACAGGAATACTGCAGGAGCAGATGATTCAGCGACTCCTCGCCAAGAGCTGACGACAGGTCATCAAGCGTTATGATCCGAAAGCCCGTCATTGGGTTCCTCGAAGAGCTTTTTGATTTCTGATGGGTCAGTCATCTGGCTGACGGGACGGGAATAACGGACTTCCTTGACCGGATGGAATTTGGAATGCTCCAGCGCGCGGACAAAACGTTCCACCTTTCTGCGATTCCTGATACAAACTGTCTGGAAAATGCTGCTTGTCGCCATACGCCGAGCCTCCTTTCTCAACGTGATTATACACATATCTTTTCGGCACTGCAAGCTTGAGTTCGCAAAACAAGACGTACAGGAACGAACGGAGGTGATCCCTGATGCCCGCAGATCCATACAGGGTCGCGCCGCGCACGATGCTGCTCGCCCAGCGGCAGCGTGCGGAAAGCCGGTACCTCCGGGCGCTGCGCAGGATTTTCCGGCAGATCCGCCAGGCGATCGCCTCGGCGGTGACGCCGGCGGCAGCCGCCCGTGCGCTGCTGCAGATCGCCGCGTCCCCGCAGTTCGACACGCTGTGCCGGGAGGCCGCGAGGCAGATGGTGACGCAGCTTGCTGTCGGGCAGAGATCCACCTGGAGGGCAGCTGCCGCGGCATCGGGACAGGGCCGTCGGATCTACCGGGCACTGATGAGCGAACTCGCACGGACAGGCACGGGACAGGCGGTCAGCCAGATCGTCCAGCAGAACGCGCAGCTGATCCGCACCGTACCGACGCAGCTTGCGGGGCGCATCACGGATCTCGTGAAGCAGCGGCGCTTCGAAGGCTTTCGCCCCGAGGATATCATGCAGGAGGTCCGGAAGATGGCGCCGCACCTGACGGATGTCGAGGCGCGCCGGATCGCGCGGACCGAATCGTCCAAGGCGTCCACGGCGCTGGTGCAGGCCCGGGCCGAAGCGCTCGGCCTCGATTTTTATATCTGGCGCACCGCCCGCGACGGGGAACGCGTCCGCTCATCGCACCGGATGATGGAAGGCGTGATCTGCCGGTGGTCCGATCCGCCGGATCCGGAAGGGATGGCCGGGGAGAGATCCTACGGCGCGTACCATCCGGGAGGGATCTTCAACTGCCGATGCATCGCGCTGCCGGTGATCGCCCCTGAGGATATCGAGTTCCCGGCGAAAATCCATGTGAGCGGGAAGGTGGAGGTGATTGCCTCTGTCCGGAAATTCCGGGATCGGTTTGGGATCTCCGGGAGACAGGGAGAAAGCGTGCGGTAAAGCTGAAAGATTGAATCTGCAAAGGGGATCGCATATAATAAACTTGGAAGGAAGCAGAAGACATCCCTTGCGGAAGTAGCTGTTTCACTGGAGAAAGGCTATCACTGGTTTGCGGTACCGGAAAAGGAGGAATTCCGATGAAACTCCCCAAGGAAATCACCGGCATGAAACGCTGGTGGCTGCTGGACTCGATCCTGAAAAAAGGCAGCCGTTACCGTTATACAGACGTGAGGGGGTTTTCCCTTGAGGGTGAATACCGGTATATTTATGATGCGGATGGAGAAATCGATATGACCATCCGGAACGTTTTCGATCCGCTGCACAAGTCCGAACTGGACGGCGAAGCAGAGATCGCATGGAATATTGACGACATGGTTTCAATCGAGCCGGTGTAAACAGAGGAGCGAATATACAGGCATTTCCGTGCCACAGCCTAAGCGCGCTTGACGGCGCGCTTTTTCATATCCTTGATTCTGCCGAAAATCCCCTTCCAGGCGAAGGGGTTTTTTCATACACACATTTTTGCGGCCATGAGGGGGCCTGTGAGCGCCCGGGCCGGGGAAGGGGGAACCATGAAGCAGAACGCAAACAAAAAGCCTGAGGCCGCGCCGGACGTACCTGATCGCATTCCGGAGGCCGCGAAGGAAGAAAAGATCGCCTTTGACATCAGGCCGGGCACAAAAACCAGCGTCGTGAGCGGCAATGAGGTCCTGTATTTCGGCGATGAAGCGATCCGGATCGAGATGACGGTCGCCGGGAAGGGGGAGAAGGAATGAAATGAAAGCTTATTACGGCTCGCGCATCAGCGAGAACATGACGCGGACACCGGAAGGATACCTGATCTGCCTCAACGTGCCGATCGCGAGGACGGGGACGCAGGAGTACCTGTGCTCCGAACTCGGCATCTGCGACGACGCGCCCAACGGCGTCATCGACGTGGTGCGGCTGGAGGAGGAAGTTTTCGATCCGGCGGCGATCGCGTCCTTCGAGGGGAAGCCGGTGACGGACGAGCATCCGCCCGACTGCCTTTCCGTCGAGACGACCGGCGCGTATGCCTGCGGACACGCGCAGAACGTCCGGCGCGGTACCGGCGATGAGAGCATGTACCTCATCGCCGATCTTTTTATCACCGATCCGAAGCTGATCGAGGCGATCGAAAACGGCAGGCGGGAAGTGTCCTGCGGATACGAATGCCGCTACCAGGAAGAGGACGGGAAGCTGTATCAGAGGGCAATTCGCGGGAACCATGTCGCGGTCGTTCCGGCAGGCCGTGCGGGAAGCCGCGTTGCTATAAAAGACGCCGCCGCAAGGCAGGCGCAAAACGAAAGGGGAAATACGAAGATGGCCAAGGTTAACAAACACTATCCTCTGTTTGCCAGGCTCTTCAGCCATGCGGTCAAGGACATGGAGCCCGAAGAGGTTGAAAAAGCGATCGAAGAGCTTACAGGCAAGGAAGAGGACGAAGAGATCCAGCCCGTGCAGGCGCCTGCCGACAAGGGCTGCAGGGACGAGAAAGACCCGACAGCCGCGGAGCTTCTGGCTGCGATCGCTGCGCTGACCGAAAAGGTGAACGCGCTTGCGGCCCAGGCGGACGAGGCGGCTGAAAAGCCGATCCCGCCCGAAGCACCTGAAGCGGAGGAGGATCCGCTGAAGAAGCTGGAGGATGAGCTGATCGAGGCGGTGAAAACGGGGGCCGAATCCGCTGATGAAGAAGAAGCTATGACCATTCCGGCGGATGAGCTTCCCGAGGAAGCGAAAGACGAGGACGGCCTGCAGGCTGCGGAAGAGGATCGCCCCGAGAATCCGATCCCGGGTGCTGACAAGGCGATCGCCGTCGGGGTGATCAGCGCGATCCGCCCGATCATTGCCGCACTGCCGAAGGAGCAGCGCAAACGAGCTTCCGACGCCGCGGTGATCCAGGTACGGAAGCTGATGGGGAAGGACCCGAAGCCGAAGGCCAATGGCGTGGAGGCGATCAGCACGATCCTCGCGCAGGCCGCAAGGACCAGGGCTAAGGACGCGAAAGCGGTCCCCGACAGCGGAGAGCTCGGACGGCAGATCATGCAGTCCCGCAATCCCCACTACAAACACTGACAGGAGGGAAAAGATATGGCTGGCAAAGCATACGGAAAGACCCTGCCCATTGGATTCAGGGGCAACGTGGCCCGGACTCCCGACACCGTGATCGGCGCCTTCCCGAATGTGGGAACGGCTCCGATCCCCTTCGGCGCCGCGGTCATCTATGACACGACCGGCAAAGGCGTCCGCGCGATCAAATCGACCGACAGCACCGCGACCGATATCATCGGCTTTGCGGTCCGCGAGGTCGGACAGCCCAAGGCGGACAGCGCCTCCGGCTG